CCATCTTTAATCTGAAGGTTGTTGCCATTAGTATCGATGACCCTGTTTCCTGTCAGGGTCTGGTCGTTGCCAGCCAAAGCCAAAGCATCTGAGCCATCAGCCCCGTCTGCCCCATCTGCTCCATCTGCTCCATCCGCCCCGTCTGCTCCGTCTGCTCCGTCAGCACCCCTCAGGTCTCCCGTAGAAAAGCCAAGACCGTCATTAGAGGTAAACGTAACAACGCCAGTGGCAGCGTTGTAAGAGCCTCCAGTAAATCCTGTGCCATCAGCCCCGTCTGCTCCGTTAGTACCGTTGGTTCCGTCTGCCCCATCAGCACCATCTGCTCCGTCCGCGCCTCGCAGGTCTCCCGTAGAAAATCCTAACCCGTCGTCAGAAGTGAATGTTACAACGCCAGTTCCAGAGTCATAAGAGCCACCTGTAAAACCAGCTCCGTCTGCACCGTCAGAACCATCTGCGCCATCGGCACCATCCTGACCAGCTACACCCTGAATGCCTTGATCACCCTGAGGGCCAGTGTCGCCTTGATCGCCTTTGTCTCCTTTTACGCCTTGGGACCCTTGAGGACCAGCAGCGCCAGTGTCGCCCTTTGCCCCCTTGGAGGTTACAGCAACAGGGGTGGATGCAGCACTGTTTACAGTAACCGCAGTCGAAGCAGATACATTGACGTCTACAGAAGTAGAGTCCTGAACCGTTACTGTAATGTCACTCATTACCCTTCGATAGCTTCAGAGATGTCCTCGTTCACCACAAAGGATCCAAACAAAATGGTCTTGTGAATGTCCAACCCGCCAGTAGTGCTGGGCTTGATGTACTGAATATCGTAAGAGTACTTGCCAGAAGCAATCGACCGCATAGTCAATGCCGAAGCTTGAATGGTTGCGTTGCCGCTGTCGTCAACAGAGACGGGCTCAAAGTTGCTGTCAGCCTTAACGCCCACGTCAGATGTACCCAACACGAGGCTACCCTTACCAGTCTGTCCTGCGGAGAGGTTCTCTCTCACCTGAACAATGAATCGGTAGTTGTCAGTAGCCAAGGGGAGTGCATCTCCCGCTGAATCCTTCAGGGTAATGGTCAGGGAAAAAGTATCCCCACGCTTGCAGGTGATGTCGAGTCTCGTTGACTCATCAAGATTTACCTTACTGGCCATTGTTAAAGCTATTGAAAATTTCAAGTGGTGATTGAGGCTCGTCCTTTAGTGCAGGTCCTTCGCCCTTCCTCTGTGAGATGAGCTTAGACTGCTCAACGGCCTGCTTCTTGACGCGGCTGTCCTTGCGGTCTTCCTTGAGAACCTCAAGCTTCTCCTTGAACTCTTGATCTTCAGTTCTGAATCCGAGAGTGGCTTGAGCTCTAATCAATTCAACCTCCTTGCGCATCTGGTGCTCCATCTGCAAACGCTGAAGCTCAAACTGATTCTTCATCTGCAGCATCTGTGCATCGATCTGAGCCTGCATTTGCACCTCCTGCTGCTTGATCTGAGCTGCGGCGGCAGCTGACTGCTGCTGAATCTGTGCTTGCATCTGAGAGTTCTGCTGGGCCTGCTCCTGCATGCGCTTAATGCGCTTCTGCCTTCTGACAATCAACAGGCGCTCGGCCTGATTGATATCCTTCATAGAGCGAATAGCAATCGCATCCTCAATGTCCAGTTCCTTTTGGGCGAGTGATGCTTGAATGTTTTGCTCGAGGTACATGCGGTCCTTGTCCTCCATGTCCTTGACCACCTGCACACCGAAGTTGTACATAGGCAGGTCAGAGAAAGAAGACAGCACCTCCATGTTTGTCTTGCCGATAGCATTCTGGTAGGTCGAGAAGATGACCGACTCCATAGGAAGGATCTGCAGACACTTGACGATGTCCTCACAAACCTTCTTGTACAACACCATGGCAGAGTGAGTGATGTCGTAGATGGCGTTGTTGCCTGCAGCGATAGCGTTCTGCTGCACACCAACCAGAGTGTCTCCCTTCGGGGTAGAAGCATCCATCATCTCGTTGATGCCCGTGACGTCGCGAATCATACGGAGGTAGTGGTTGTACAAACTCACCAACTCGTTGATGTTGCGGATGTGGTTGTCGATGGTGCGAACAGGTGGGTTCTGGAATCCTCCCTCTGGGTTCTTGCTTCTGTAGTAGAAGACACCAGTCTGCTCGTAGATGTCGTGGAGCTCAAGTGGCTGAAGTTCACCACCCTTGCCGAGCTGTACGTTCTCCAACCCCTCGATGTCAATGATCAATCCGTCAGGCTTAGCCTTGGCCAGAGCTTGCTGAAGCTTGAGGTGGGTGATCTGAAGCATGTCTGCAAAACCAACGCATCCGTCAATCAATGACTTGGGAGTCATTCTGCGAATGTTGGTGGCGATGGCAGAGTAAGACAGGCGAGCCCGAGAGATGTCGTGAACGTTTCTAGGGATGTTGGCCTGCATGCCGTAGTTGAACAAGATCTCGCATCCCAGAACGTAGGTGCCACCATACACGGTAGCAATCTCCATCTTGGCTGGTGTTCTCTCAAACACAGAGTTCTTCTTCTCCTTGTACTCAAAGCCCTCGTAGAAGAAGTTTCTGTTTCCGTACTTGTTCTCCTTGTCCTCGAAGTACATGCAGTCGACAGACAAGAACTCAAAGTCCATGATGTCAACCATGTGCTCGTCGTACCCGTAAACCGTTCTGCCCAACCCTTGGTCGTAGCGCTGGTCCTTGAGCTTAGAGCTGCCGACGCCAGTCTTCTTTGCGATCTTGGCGTAGTCCTCTTCAGTCAGCTGGTCACCAGCCAAACGCTTCAGCTCAGCAATGGTGATGCTCTTGATGTGTCCAGCATAGGTGAGGTCACTCATAGATGGGTCCTCAGTGTAGCTGTGCACGAACTTCAATGGGTCAACGTACTCCTCCTTGATACCGTAGCTGGGGTCGTTGCTTCGCTTGACCACACCCATACCCAGAGCGACCAAGTCGTTGACGCATCTGCGGAAGATGTTGTCGTTGAAGTTGTTCCAAGACAGGGTGAGGTTAGTGCCAATTTGGGCAGCAATCTCTGCGTCCGTCTTGATGTTGCTCTCGATGAGAATCTCTGCCTCCTCGAGCGTCTCTGGCAAAGACTCTGGGTCGTCGCCGATTACCATACCACCAGTGCTCTCCTTCAACTTCATGAGGTCGTCACGAAGAGCCACCTGATTCTTTATCCTGTTCTTCTTCTTTTGTTTCTCTGAAGAAGAGAGTGGATCAATCGCCTCAAGGTTCGGGTACGGATCTCTTGACAGAATCTTGTTGGCGACAATCTTTGCAAACTTGGGGAGGATGGGTACGGGAGTGTAGTCAAGGTTGACCAAGCTGCCGTCAGCATTGTTAGGGTCGAGGTTGGTTAGGATCTGCTTGTAGATCGTTGTATCCTGAGTACCGTTAGCGTACTCCCTGTTCCTGTCAAATGTTTTGTTTCGCTCCCGAATCAGAGATGAGCTGTCGTTCAGACTGCCCCACTGGCTCTCAATCGCTTTCGCGTACTGCTTGCCGTAAGCGATAGAATTTTTCTCTTCTTGCTTAGCTAGTGGGTCAGGAAAACTGCTCGACGCTTTAGGCTTGTTTGAATACATTACAAGAGTCGCATTTTCTGCAAATATAGTAAATTAGCCGATGGGCTTATAACGCCTGAAGAACTTGGCCTCGTTGAAGTTAGACTCCTTCTTTTTTTGCTTTACTTTTTGAGCGGCAAGCAAACACAAACCAGAGCTAATTGAAAGGTCAAACTTGGTTCGGTTGTCAATCTTGAAACCAATCCAGTCCTCCAAGGTTCTGTTGAAGTACATGTTCCCGTACTCACCAGTTTCCCTGTTGATGCCAACGTAGTCGTGGATGTAAGCCTCGATGGCGTGAGCGTGAGCCTGTATAACCTCCTGTGAGTTCGAAGGGATACCCTTGGTCTTGACGTTAATCTTGGCATTGGGTGCCGACAAATGACGCGGCCTGTTCATTAAGTAGCCATCGTAACCCCTTGTCTCAAAGTATCTTGCGATGCCGTACTTGTTGTTTTCGATTAAGAGAGGGTACCCGTAAAACACAGCGGCCATCAGGCAATCCTCGTAGAAGATCTTAGCCAAAGGCGGACGGGACGCATACTCCACTACAAACATGTTCGATGGATACTCCATGTGGAACTTGTTGTAAAGGTGTAGCGCTCCTTTCGACCCCCGTCCATCGACGGTGGCATCAAGGTCGTAGGAGTCAACCCCGCCTACCCCCAGCTCTGCATTCGGTGCAACGCGCTTACCGCGCTCAGATTTCTTCTGGTTGCGCAGCTCAACAGGAGGCATCCAAGCCACCCTGAACCTGCCCTGTGGGTCAGGCTTGAACACAACCTCGGTGTCCTGCTCACCGTCCTTCCAGACAAAGTTGCCAATGACAACAGGGTTGGGAAACAAGTCATCGTTGTACTGGACCTGCTCGTATATCCTGCCTACGTTAAACAGGCTGCCGTCAACACTGTCTCGGAAAGCTTCATCCTCAGTAAAGGGAAACTGTCGTGTAACCTCGTTAAGCTCACTGGGATCGTGCTTGAGACTGTCTCGCTCGTTCTTGAGGTAAGACTTAGCTCCGATGTAGACCGACTCACCATCGAGACCTAGAATCGGTTCTGCTGGATCAGATACCACTGGGCCACCAAAGGCATCGAAGAAACCCTCAAGGGATTCATACGCTGGGATGAAGAGGCGATAGAGACCGCTTCGTGTTCTTCCGTTGGCGTTCCTCTCGTTAGGGTCAGAGTCAGCCCACAAATCCTTGTATTCCTTGCCACCCTTGTCCATAGGGTTCACAGTAGAACCCACCATAGCCTTTCCCACAATCTTGCGACCCACAATAAGACACGTGCGCTGGATCCTCCA